GTAATTTAGTAAAACAAATTGACGACATTAATAAAGAGATACAACAAGAAGCAGATGATGTCGGAATATTTACCAACTTTGCTGCAAAGAACGCTAAGATCGCTGAACTAAAGAAACAGCGTAAACAAATAGAAGAAGCTAAAGAACTAAACCAACAGCTAAAGAAAGAAATACAGGAAGAAAATGCTAGAGTTGATGAAGCTGAAGCCAACCCAAAACCGATAGAAGAGCCTGGTAAACTGACCGAAGAAGAACTAGAAGCACCTGACGAGAAGCTAAGGGAAGTTGAAGAAGAGGTGATAACAGAACCCGAAGCTGTAGTAGAAGAAGCAGCAGTCGAAGCTGAAGCACCTAAAGTAGAAGAACCAACGCCTAAGCCTAAACCTTTAAAAAGAGATGGTGTGCTACAAAGCTTAGTCGATAGAACTAGAGCTGCGTTCTCGACGGGTAAACCTCCTACTATAAAAGGACCGAATATAGAAAGAGATGCTAAGAAACTGTACAGTGATTCATCTAGTATATTTAGTAAAGCTATCAATACTTTTAGAGAGAGTGACGGAAAGGAGATACGGGCTTTAGAAGTAGCTTTAGATGAAGTGGTTTTTATCCGGGATTTAAATAGAAAAGTTATAGACCCATTAGATACACTGTACGCTAGAGGTTTACAATCTGCCCGTAAAGACGCTGCTAAATATAACTACGAAACTGTATTAAGTGAACGGGCAGGGGCTGAAGAAGATGCTTGGATGAGCGTCGAGAAAGCACTTAGACAAGCTATTGATAACGACGCTAATGTTGAGTTATATAAAGCAGTAGATGACGCTTTGAGTGTAAGACCTAGATTTAAAGAACTAGGTGAACAATTTGATCGTAAAGCTACAGCTGACTATAAGCGTAAACTTAGAGAAGCTACTACTAAAGAACCTAAAGAAGTACCTCAAGAACTTATAATATCGAGGTTGCAACAAAAATTAAGAGAAGCACAACAAGAGTTTGCAGGTCTTAAACCAGAGGCTAAAGCTAAAAAAGCTAGAGAGAAATCTGAGAAAGAAATAGATATACAAAATAGGTTAGACTTCTACGCTACAGGTAAAAGAGAAGCTAAACAAATAGCACAAGAAGAGAATCGTTTAGAGACTTACTTAGAGCTGCTTGAAGAAGGAGACATAGCTAAGATTAGACAGCAAGTAGGACCAGCACCTGATTGGACTAATAAGAAAGCTGTTGGATCGTACTTAGCTACTATCCGGAAAGTAAATAACAAAACAAAGAAACTGTTACAGAAACAAGTAGTTGAGTCTGACATATCTTTACAAGACCCTAACAAGGTAGCTAAAGCCGAAGCTAAGAAGAAAGCACGATTACAGAAGAGGTTAAAAGAATTAAGAGCAAGGGCTTTTCAGATAGAGAAAATAAGACCAAAAGATAAAGCTGCTAAAGCTGAGGTCAATGCTGAGATAGAAGAGCTAGAAAGGACTGTGAAGTTCCATGAAGCTAACGAGCGTGACGCTTTAAAACTTGAAGCAGCCTATAAAGAAAGAGATAGGTTATTAAAAGTTGAAACAGGACCGTTGGGTGCCCAGCGAGCTGAAGTAACAAAACTTAAAGGACCAACTAAAGTTCCAGGTGAATTAGAGAAAGTAAACAAAGATATAGCATTTCTTAAAAGTAACATGCGTAAGCGTGTTGATGACATCGACAGAGCTAGGTTAGAAATGACTCAAGAGTTTCAGGAAGCTAAGATGTTAGAAGCTATCAGGAAGAGAAGGGAACTAGCTAAAAAGAGGTTAGAGCAAAGAAGGAAAAGATTTGCGGATGATTACGATTTAGATAAAAGAGCAGCCGAAAGAGCTGGACGGAAACCTGAAGAAACCGATCCGATACTTCTTGAATATCAAGATAAGATAAAGTTTTATGATGCTATCGAAGCGGAAGCTCTGCGTAAAAAAGAGTTAAGAGAAGAGCTAGCTAAGAGAGCCGAGATGGAAGCTAGAGGTGTTGTTTCAGAAATGCGTGAACATCTAGCACCTAAGCCTACAGGTCCGAAGAAAATAAGAAGTACTGATCAGATAGAGAAAGAGATACGAGCATCAGATAAAAGGATGCGGGATAAACTGAAAGACTTGGATGAAGCTGTAGATAAGATGCGTGAAGAGCGTATTTACGAGGCTACTAAGAAACAAGCCATAGCTGCTGCTCAAGCGGATGTTGAAACTAAAGTATCTAGATTTCTTAGACAATGGGGTAACAACAGAGTGTACGCTATGATATGGCAAACCAGTTCTGTTTTAGCTAGTGCGTTGGGTGGTATAGCCAGTTCATTTAAACAGTTTACTAAGATTGGAGCGGAACCTATAGCAGATATGATGGTAACTAAAGGTTACAGTGGTTCTCAAATATCTTCGTACCAAACATTAAAAGCTAATTTCTATGGACTTAGAGAGGCTTTAAAAAATTGGAAAGGTACAGGTCGTGCCATAGCTCTTACAGCTAAAAACTTAGAAAGTGCTACAGGAGCTGCGGGTGCTAACAGACTGACGGGTGATATTTCTTTTGGTGACCCTATTAGATTGCTAGAAGCAGCTGAAGAATCAGCCAGGAGAAAAAGATTGAGAGGTGAAACTGTAACCGGAGTTCAACATGTTTTAGCTAGACTGCCTTTGGGTAAGATGTTCAATGAGTTTATGAAGCTACCACTAAGAGGTATTATGCCTATAGATGAGGGTTTCAGGAGGCAGTTGTTGCGTGCTGAGTTAATGTCTGAAGCTTGGAAGGATGCTTTTAATACACACCCTAAAGACCCTAAGAAGGCAGCTGAACTAGCAACAGAACTATACAAACAAAAGTGGACCAAAGATCAGGGCTTAGAAATACTTAGTGAAGAAGGTGTTAACGCTACAGCAACAGATACTATAAACAAAGAACTGTTATTTGATTCTAATGTAGCTAACTTAGATGAGACGGAGATAGCACAACCTATAGCTGATAAAGTATTAAGGTTTGTTAAGGAGTTAAAGATGTTAGAGGATACACCAGCAGCTGGTGCTTTAATTCATCTGTTAGCTCCAATTATGACGGTAGTAGCCAGAGGTGCGGGTCGTTCTATACGAGTAGGAGTTCCTATAATACCTGCCGCTCAAGCTGCTAGAAATCCTTATAATAAAAAGATTAAGAAAGCTAGGACTAAGATTCGTGAAAAGAATGATAAAATTGGTAATAAGGAAACCACACCAGATCGTAGAGTTGAGCTGAGTAAAGAAGTTGATGAATTAGAAACTAAGATTAAAGAATTAAAAGGAAGAAGGATTGCTTATCATAGAGACGCTATAACAGATACTTTGTTAGGTGCAGGTATGATGTCTTTAGGGTATGCCTTAGCTGCATCAGGTATAGCGGTAGGATCACTGTCATGGATGAATCAAACACAACGAGAAAGATTCCAACATAAGAACCCTAAAGCTAAACAAAATACAATAGAAGGATGGGGTTATAGAGAGTTGTTTCCTTTGTCTATGGCTTTTGCTATCGGTGCGGACTGGGCTATGTACGATGAAATGAAAGAGTTTCAAGACGAATCCGGTAAACCTATTTTAACAGACGATCAATCTTACTTAACAGTGATGTTAAATTCTATGAAAGATTTGTTTAAAGAGGTTCCTGTTGCTGGAGGTATGAAATCTGTAGAGCGTTTGTTTAGTGGGGATGATAACTTAATGACAGGTGTTTTAGTAGATTGGCTAGCTTCTTTTGCTCTAGTGCCATCACAGATAAATAAAGTATTAAAACTATATTTTGAAAAGGGTAGTGTAGAAGAATTAAGAGGGGGGTCTTGGCAAGACAGATTAGCTTACAAAGTTACAGGTAATCATCCAGCAGGTAATAAAAAGACTGACCACTTCGGATACGATTTACCATCACCTAAAACACCTTTACAAACTTTTATTAGATGGGCACCAGATAGAAGTGTCGAGTTGAACGAGTTCGATGTTATTTATAAAAAAGATATTGAAGGAGAGGGTCAGCTTGTAAAACCACCAAAACAATTTCCTGTTATAAGAGGTATCGATATGTACAAGTTTGTAGATAATAACGGTACATCTCTTAAATATCGTTTCGATCAAGAGCTTAGGAAGACAGAAGTGGATAAACAAGTCATCGAAATGATTAAAACAACAAGATGGCAGGATTCATTCAAAGAGGGTTCTAAGCCCAGAAAGGGAACAGCTGATCCGACTTCGGTGGCTAACCCTGCATTACAAAAAATAAACGATAAACTAAACAAAGCTTACAATAAAACTGCTAGAAATATAATAAAAAATATAGGTAATACTAGCGGTACGCATTGGTTAGATGAATTTATAAGCGAAGAGGAAAACGAGGAAGGTACTTTAGAATATGAAAAGTACGGACCTAGACAGACTCTCCGTCAAGTAATAGATAGCACTAAAGGTAAGTCTATAACTACAGGTGAACCGATAGCAGTTGAGGAGATGTTAAATAGAAACGATCTTGACGAACTGTTAAAAGATAACCCTCAACTTCAGTTATTGAATCAATAGTGCTTGAACTCCTAACTCAATAGTTAATAATATATTATCATGGCAAACACCTATGTAGACTACACAGCGGTCGCCTCTCAGACTGACTACAACTTTTCTTTTGAATACCTCAGAGACGAACATGTCAAGGTCAAGGTAAACGATGTTATTGTAACAAACTACACAATCGTAACATCTCCTACTCCTACTAAGATTCGTTTTAACACCGCTCCTACTGCTGGTGCTGAGATAAGAATATATCGTGATAGTCGTGGTGATTTCTCCCCGCTTGTAGACTTTGTTGATGGTTCTGTACTTACTGAGAACGAACTGGATGAAGCGTACAGACACAATCTATTTGTATCACAAGAAGCGTCAGAAGGCACTGGTAATGAACTGCTTAACAAAAAAGGAGGAGCTAACTACGACGCTGAAGGTAACAAGATAATAAATGTAGCTGATCCTGACACTGGACAAGATGTGGCTACTAGACACTTTGTTGAAACTTTATACGATACAACTTTTGACTTAGCACCTTCAGATAGAAACATATTTGATTACGGATTTATAGATGGAGGAGCTGACGCTTCTTACGACTACGGTACACTTTCTTAACTTTTAATAATTATGAGTAACATACAAGTACAATTACGAAGAGGAACAACAACTCAACACGGGCTCTTTACCGGAGCACAAGGCGAGGTCACAGTAGACACCGATAAGAACGCATTGGTATTACACGACGGATCGACTGCAGGAGGTATTGAGGTAGCTAGAGACGAGATCACATCTACGGGTTCAACGAAGGCTAGGAGTCTAGCTGATAGGTTTACTGATGTCGTTAATGTGTTGGATTACGGGGCTTCTACTACAGCTACTGCTGCCGAAAACACGACTGCATTTAGTAACGCTATAGCTAGTGGTAGAACTGTTTACATCCCAGCGGGTACATTTAATATTAATTACTTAGACCTAAGCGGGATTATAGACGCACAGATAATAGGAGAATCTCAACAAACTAAATTGAGTTTTGGTACAGGTATTAATAATTTAGAAGGAGACTCTTGTGCTGTTTTAATCAATAATGGAAAAGGTGGAGATGTTCAGTTTCCTAATGACCCGAATAATGAGCACCCTACAGCATCAAGGCGACTTAGGTTAGACGGATTTTTAATAGATGCTAATGGATTGAATATTGGTATTTATATAGACAAGATGACCGATAGTCATTTAGAAAACATAGCGATTAGAGATTGTGATATCGGTATGAAAATAAATTACTCTTGGGTAAATATGTTTTCCAATTTTGATATTCAGGAATTTACAAATCGGGGAGTATCTACGACGGTCAACAATATAAATGCTTTAGTATTTACTAATTTTAGAGTTTCAGTTCCAGCATCAGCCCAAAACGCATCTTGTTATTATCTTGTTGGTAATAGTATTAAATTAATATCTTGCGATGCTGAAGGATCTGGTTCTGCTTTTACAGGGATGACTATACCCGCTGGTAGACTCGTATCTATAGATGGTTGTCATTTTGAAAACGGTACAGGAATAATTTACTCATTAGGTAATAATAATGTTAGAAGTTTATCTGTAACTAATTCGTTTTTTGATTGTGCCGCTGCAGCTATAACAGCAGGAAATTACGCAAATAGTTTAAATATAACAGGTTGTGTATTCAAAGATGACCTTTCAGGTGTGGAACTTAATACTCTTAACGGTAATTTTTCAGGCAACTATTTTGACGGTACTTCTACTTATACGATAGGGGATAATTTTAAAGGATATTTACACGACGGTACTCGTTTTATTTCAGAAAAAAGATTAGAGCGTCAGTACATTCGTATACCTACTTTTTCAACTAATTCTGCAAGCCCTACAACACTGTGTACTTTTCCTGAGTATTCCCGTCGTACAAGTGGTAAAATCCTAATAGAGCAAAGGTTAGGTGCTAATAACACAAGCTCTCAAGAAATAAACTTTGCTATTTCTGAAGATGAAACTTTTAGGCAAACCGTGGTAGCTACTGTAGGTACTAATTTAGGGATTACTTTATCTGTCGAGGATAATGGTGATACAAGGTCTATTCGTGGTTATGGTACTTACGATTCTAATTTAGCTGGGTATGTTGACTTGGTTACTTATTAATAAGCGATGATCGAATCTCTATCTGGTCTCTTGAACACCGCTCTAGCTATTGCTCTTGGAGTTATCGGTTGGATTATTAAACGCATGATCGAACGGTTAGACCTAGGTGATAAACGGATGACTAAGATAGAGGTAGAGTTAGCTGCTCAACGGGAAAGAGATATAGCTGTTGAAGCACGCATAGCCAAGGTAGAGGAAGCAATCAAAGAAGTTCACAACAAACTAGATCGTATGATGGAGGTATTAGTACAGAGATGAAGAGAGGATTATACGCAAACATTAACAGACGAAAGAAACTAGGCATCAGCCGTAGTAAGAAGAAGTCTACTATATCTGCTAAAGCTTACGCTAATATGAAGCGTGGTTTCCCGAAGAAGTAACGATGCCTAAGTCTGTTTCACTATCCCTCGGTAGAGGTGAGAAGTCCCGTAAGGGTGGGCTAACTGCTAAAGGCAGAGCTAAGTACAATCGTGCTACTGGTTCTAACTTGAAAGCTCCTCAGCCTGGTGGTGGTCCTAGAAAGCGTTCCTTTTGTGCAAGGATGTCTGGAGTCAAAGGACCGATGAAAGACAGCAAAGGTAGACCTACTCGTAAAGCGTTAGCGTTGCGTAGATGGAAGTGTTGATATGCCTATCCGTCCTATAGTTCGTCCACACCCACTGTCTGCTCAATACCGGACACTTAGTAATGTTGCTAGTAAAGGTGTGGCTGAAGCAGTCGCTACTACACAAGCAGCTAAAGCGATTACAGATTCTATTACATCAGACCCTGACATCATCGGATTGGTTGGTGGTAACGCTGCACTCAGTGACCCGCAGATCGATGGTTTAGGTGCGAACGCTAGTGATAATTTAGATGTTTACAATGGAGGAGGAGCATAACAAATGGCAACTTTCAGTAAAAGAATACAACTTAGAAACGATTCCGCTACGAACTGGAGCACAGCCAACCCTGTACTTTTAGAGGGGGAGATAGGTATTGAGATCGACTCTACTCGTAACAGAATTAAGATAGGTGACGGGACGACTGCTTGGAACGATCTGCCTTACTTCCTTGACGCTCGTGAAGAAGAAGTAGGTGATTACCAAGATTTCCTTGACGGCTTAACTACACCCTAATATAACATCGCCTCGATATGAGTAGCTTACTTACACAATTAGGACAGAAGGTTAAAGCCAAGCTTAATAATAAGTTTGATAAGTCAGGAGGGTTGATAAGTGGTGATCTGTCTGTATCACAATCTATACAATTCGGATCGTATCTAGCTTCAGCTTTACCAACCAATGGTACATCAGGTCGTGTTATCTATGTAACAGATGGGGACGGAAACGGTGGTCCTTGTCTAGCGATTGACGACGGAACAGATTGGAAGATCATTGAGCTTGGTGGTGCAGTACCTACTGTTACTCATATCCTTGCAGAAGATGGAGATAGCTTAACAACAGAGCTTGGAGATATTCTTATTGTTGAACCTGTTGCTTGACACCTATTAACTCTCCTAATAACTTTAATTCACACAACTAACCCACAACAAAGGATTATATATTATGTCTAGTTTGCTTACCCAATTGGGTCAAAAAACCAAAGTAGAGCTTGATAAGAAGCTTGCC